TTAGTGAAATTTATCATATTCCTGTTGAGAAGATTAGAGTAGAACGACCTGATGAAATGGGTAAGGTTAGAGGATATTATGTTTCAGGTGATTGGTCAAATACCAGAATGAATAAACCTTATAGAGTAGCTGCATTTAATCCTAACGACAGAACAAATCCTAGTCAGATACTTTATACAGGTCTGTATAGTCCTAATATGAACGCTTACTACACCCCTGATTACTTAGCAGGAAATTCTTGGAGTTTAATAGATCAAAAAGTGTCGGAGTTCCACTTAAATAATATCACTAACGGCTTCTCAGGATCATACGTATTCGCCTTCGCTAACGGGGTCCCTACGCAAGAGGAGAGATTCCAAGTAGAACAAAGCATTGCTCAAAAATTCACAGGAAGTGAAAACGCAGGTAAATTTATTCTTACGTTCTCAGACGATAAAACAAGAACACCTGAAATAACACCAATAAGTCCTTCAGATTTAGATAAACAATACTTAGCACTTCAGGAACTACTTGTGCAGAACATTTTGACGGCACATAGAGTTACGTCTCCTATGCTTATGGGAATTAAAAACGATACAGGTCTTGGTTCAAATGTTGATGAATTAAACAGTGCTGCGAATTATTACCTTAATACAGTAGTAAAACCATATCAGGACCAAATTATTAAAGTCCTCAGAAAGTTATTTAGAGTAAACAATATGGATATGCCAATTAGCTTTATTCAACTTAAACCAATTACTTTAGAATTTACAAGTGAAGATCTGAAAGGCGTTATGGACCAAGACGAAATAAGAAGTGAATTAGGATTGCCACCATTAAATGAAGAAGTAGAAGTACGTGAAGATTTTTCAAGCGACAAAACAGAATTAGAAGCATACCTAGACACGTTAGAAGATATACCTGAAGATTGGGAATTAGTAGAAGAAGAAGTCGTGGACGGAGAACACCAAGAATTTGATTTTGAAGAAACTATAAATGAAATTGCAAATGAAAAATTAGAGTTGGCAAACACAGGAAGGGCAAATCCTAATTACAGAAGCAAACAAGATGGGTTGAATAAAAAAGGAACATCATTTTATAAAGTTAGATATGTTTATACTGAAGATAATTTTTTAGTAAATAAATCAGGAACAAGCAGACAGTTTTGTAGGTTAATGGAATCAGCTAAAAAAATATACCGAAAAGAAGATATTGTGAAAATGGGGAGTATGAGAGTAAATCCAGGATTTGGACCTAGAGGTGCAGCAACTTATTCAATATGGAAATGGAAAGGGGGTCCTGAATGTCAGCATTTTTGGTTGCGTAGAATCTACAAAGCACCACCTAGTGATGATGATTATGTTCGTTATCCTGACAATATAATTGATGAAAAAATAATTGGTTATACTAAAGCAAGATCCGAAGGATTTACTGCTGAAAAGAATGATAATCTTGTAGCAAAACCACCAAAAAGAATGAAGAACCACGGATATTTAAAACCTAGATAAAATGGCATACGTATTATTTATATCGGAAGATAAGTTAAAGTCAAGTACAGCAATCACTATGAATGTTGATGTAGAGTTTCTATTACCATTTGTAAGACAGGCACAAAAACTGTATGTTGAAACTAAACTTGGAACTGACTTAACACAGAAACTTAAAAACGAAATAATAGCAGGAACTTTAGCAGGTGCTTATAAAACTTTAGTAGATACTTATATTGGGGATATGCTTCCTAACTTCGCTTTTTATCACGCAATACCTTTTTTGCGTTTCAAAGTTGAAAATGGTAATATATATTCTAAGACATCAGAAACAGGAGTTGCTTTAAGCACAGAAGAATCACAACATCTAAGAGAAGAAGTGAAGAACACAGGAGAATATTATATGGAACGAATGATTGAATATGTTACAAATAACCTAAGTAGCTTCCCTGAATACTCAACAAATTCAGGTGCAGATGTATCTCCTGATAGAAATGCTTACTATTCAAATATGAATCTTGAAAGACCTAACCAGCAGGGTGCTGAATTAACATTAAGAAACTTCTTAACTCCTGACATATAAGATGAAGAGAAGATATAAAATTAAAGAAACAAATAAAACTAAATTAAAATCTTACTTAAAGGGTAAGTCAAATAATAATACAAATGAAAGAAATACAAGACACATTACAGGTAGGATTAGCTAACGGAACTGCAATAGGCATATCGTTAAGTCAAGTGAATGAATTATTAACATTTATCTCTTTAGGTTTAGCGATAGGGTTTAGTATCTATAAATTTGTAAAATATGAAAAAGAGAAAACTCAATAGTACCAATCCTAAGTATCAGAAAGAAGATAAGAATGCTCATAAAGCTCGTAGAGAATTTGTGCGAGAAGTTAGGGGCGTTAAAATTTATAAAGTTTACTACTTGTAATTTGGACTTAAAATACTTCAATCTTTCTGAATTTGATTCACCTGATGAGGTGGGGTCAGGAAATAAAATGGATAGCAAGTTTTTAGAGAAACTTGACTATGCACGACACAATGCAGGGATTCCTTTTAAAATAAATAGTGGGTATAGGACAGAAACGCACAATGCTTTAGTAGGTGGTCGTGTTGGTTCTAGTCATCTAAAAGGATTAGCAGCAGATATAGCTTATAACGGAAGTCGTGAAAGATATATAATACTTAACGCTTTAATGAGTGTAGGTATTAATCGTTTAGGGATCAGCAGGAGTTTTCTACATTGTGATCTTGATAACTCGAAAGACCAAGACGTGATTTGGTTATACAAATAACTAACTTTGAATATTAACTTAAAATAAAAAACTATGTTTAAAAATTTTTTGATTGGACAAATGATTAAATCTAAGAAGTTCTGGTATGCAGTAAGTTCTATTGTAATACCATTACTGGTAACGTATTTAGGAGTTGATGAAGCAACTGCTTCTAACTTGTTTTACGCTTGTTTAACTCTTGTAGTTGGACAAGGAATTGCAGATAGTGCAAAGTAGATTTAGATTAAAACCACACGAGATAACTGCTTTAAATAGAATGCGTGAAAAAGAAGTGCGCAACGTATTAGTAATAGGCGACTTACACGAACCATTTTGTTTAGATGGTTATCTTGAGTGGTGTGTTGAACAATATGAAACCTTTAATTGTAACCAAGTAATATTCATAGGGGATATCCTAGACAACCACGCTTTTAGTTACCACGAACCTGATCCTGATGGAATGAGTGCAGGACTTGAATTAGAAGTGTCTATTAAAAAAGTGCAGAAGTGGTATGAAACATTCCCTGTTGCTGATGTTTGTATTGGCAATCACGATCGTCTAGCTTCTAGAAAAAGTTTTACAGGTGGAATACCTGCTGCTTGGATAAGGTCTTACAACGAAGTTTTAGGAACACCTAATTGGAATTGGGTAGAAAGTATTGTATATGATGATGTGCTTTACGAACACGGAGAAGGTGGACAAGCACAAACAAAAGCAAAGAACAATCTAATGTCAAGTGTTTGTGGGCATACACATACAGAAGCATATTGCAAGTGGTTCGTTGGAAAAAAATATAGAATCTTTGGAATGCAAGTAGGTTGTGGTGTTGATTGCACCACTTACGCAGCAGCTTACGCTAAGAACTTTAAAAAACAAGCCATAGGAGCATCCGTAGTGCTAAATAATGGAACGTTACCAATTAATCTTTTAATGCCTTTATAGTGCAGGAAAACCCTTCTCTGAAGCTATTTTTGGTGTATCTATCTATAATATTCATAGTTTTATTTATCTCTATTTATTTCTAGTAATTTTATCATTTATTTAAAAACTTGGTGAAAAACTTGGTGAAAAACTTGGTGAATTACTTTTTCTTTCTTATCTTTATGTTTTAATATTTAAAATAAACAAAATGAAAACAATTTTTAAAATGAAAGAAGCAACTAATAAAGAAGAAGCAATTATATCTATATTAGATGTGATGACCGAAAATCCATTATTTTTAAACAAATGTACCAGTAATATGTTTGTAGTAGTTTACAATTTACATAATACAAAGAAAAGAGAAGAATGGTTAAATCTATGTAGCTTTGATGATGTTCGTAATTTATTTGTTGAAATTAAAACACAATACTATGGACAATAATAAAGTAATAGCAGAAGATTGGTGGTTGAAACCTATGATGAGATCAAGTTCTGTATGGTGTCACGAATTAGGAAGTAAAGGACAATACATTTCAGATTATAAAAATGTAGGTAGAGATGTTAGAATTGTAGGAACTAAATTACAGGTCTATAATCTATTTGGTAAAATGTTAAATGAAGAAGGTTGGCAAATAAAAGACAGTTGGAAAGCTGATATGAAACAAGAATATCTTGATCTCTATAAAGAAAATAAAAATAAACCAATAATAATAAAATTGATATGATACCAATACATTTCGAAGAACCAATAAAAGAAGAAGAATTAATCCATAAAGCTATGAATAATCTAAATACTTTTCAATGTTGTGATGGTGAATTATATTTAAGAGGAACAGACGAGTATGGTAAAGATTTTCAAGTAGTATTTGATGCTTATAACTTCTTAAATTGGATAGATAGTGAACAAATAGAATATATAAAAGAACAACTAATCAAACACATAAAAGAAAAATAATATGAAAACAAATGTAAATTTTTACGATTTTAGTAGGTGGTTTGAACAATACCGACCAAATAATTTTAGCAGAGCAGGATTACAATGCTTATTTGATTTTCTTGAAGAATTTGAAGAAGGAACAGGAGAAGAAATAGAATTTGATCCTATTGCTTTATGTTGTGAATATACCGAATATGAGGATATTGATGAATTTAAAGCTAATTATACTTGTGATGAATATCAAGAAATAGAAGATTGGGATGGTTTAGAAGATTACACAATGACAATTCCAGTAGGAAATGAAAGTTGCATAATACAGAATTTTTAAAATAAATTTATTATTTTTAACACAATTATTAACAAAAAAAGAAAATATGAAAACGGAACTATTAAAAGAAAAGTACATTAAGTACGAACTCACAAAAGATGATGTATTTAAACATCAGCACTACATTATTATAACTAGATCAGGTATAGAAAAAATACAAGCTATAGAAAATATAAATATAGTTTATGATGTTGTAAAATGTGAGACTAATTTTGCTGCTGTAAAAGCTAAAGCGATCAAAAATGGATTAATTATAGAAACATTTGGATCAGCAATTAAAGGTAATTCATTTAAAGATGGAAATACTAATAGCTGGTATGTTTTAGAGATGGCTGAGAAAAGAGCAATGTCTAGGGCAGTATTAAAACTAACAGGATTCTATGAGCTAGGAGTATTTGGTGAAGATGAAGCAGAAGATTTTAAAAAAAGTAATAACTAAATAAATAAATAAAAATGGAAATTAAAGGAGTAATCAAGAAAATGTTTGATATTGAAACAGGCACAAGTAAAGCAGGAAAAGAATGGAGAAAGCAATCTGTTCTAATTGAAAGACCAAACGAACAATACAATAAAGATATTTGTATTGAAGCATTTGGTGAAGAAAAGATAGAAAAACTAAATAAGTTTTCTGAAGGTGATACTATTACAATTTTAGCTAATGTGTTTAGTCGAGAATATAATGGAAGGTATTATCATAATATTCAAGGATATTGGTTCACTGATAATAATACAGAAATAACTGAAGAAGACACTAACGATTTACCATTCTAATTATGACACCAAAAGAAGATTTCAAACAGATATGTGATCTAACAACAAACTTGTTAGGATTACGTAAAGGATCATTAGCTTTCAAAAGCAGGAAACAGGAATTGCAAATAGCACGAATGATTGCAGGTGTTATAGGAAGAAAAGAAGGTATAAAACGTGAAGTAATTGCAAAAGAACTTAATCGCCATCGGACCTTATTATATCATTATGAAGCAATGCATAAGGGCAATTTTAAAACATTCCCCCCATACGCTAAAGCATATACTAAAGTCCTATCAGCTTATGAAGAAATTGAAGATTGTAGAAAACAATTTACAGACAAATTTCATTTAAGACATTTTGTTAAAGAATTAGGAATAATGAATTGTGAAAAGAAAGATATAGTTTTCATAATAAAATCAGGAAGAGTTAGTTATGAGGTGTTTTCAGATGCACACCATTTCAGTAAATATTATGATATTTTGAAGGTAGCACTGGGTGGTTATAAAGCATCTTTAAATTACAAAGAATATGAATAAATAAATAAATATTTTTATATTTAACGTATGAAAAATATATTAAGTAGTTCAGCTTTTATTATTCTGAATAAACATTTAGCGAGACAAATAGGATTAAAAGAAACAATATTGTTAGCAGATCTTATTAGTAAAGAAGAATACTTTATAGCTAATGGAATGACTGATGGTTGGTTTTTTAATACTGAAGCTAATATAGAGCAAGATACTACCTTAAATTCATATCATCAAAGAAAATGTATTAAAACACTAAAAGAAAAAGGATTAATAGAAGTTAAACGTAAAGGAATACCTGCTAAACAATATTTTAAAATAAATGAAGAACAAGTCCTGCAAATTTTAAAGAACTTGTCCAATAAAGATTGTATAACTATTAATAAGAATAAAGAAATAAAAATAACTAATAAATATTTTACAAAGCCTTCAGTTTTTGAAATTAAATTTTATTGTGAAGAACGAAAAAATAATATAAATGCTGAATCGTTTTATGATTTTTACGAAAGTAAAGGTTGGAAGGTAGGAAAAAGTAAAATGAAAGATTGGAAAGCAGCCGTAAGAAATTGGGAACGTAGAGATAAAAAGAATCCTAAAACAACATCTAAAATAGATCAACAATTAAATGAATATTTAAAAGGAAAAGAATTACTATGAAACAATTAAATCAAGAAAACGTAAAGGATTTAACTAATAAGGTATATGAGTTAATAGCTAAAACTTCAATAGAGTTAGGACACCGTACAGACGGCAAGACAATGGCAGCTTTATCCAAAATACTTGCAGAAGATTTGATACGAGAAAATAGATTTAAACGCTTGACATTTAATCAGATACAAGACTCATTTTATCAGGGTGT